GAACAGATATAGCGTTCGACGACCATGACGGCATACTTGAGATGGACAAGCTCTTTTGGGACACATACAACCGGCGCTTTGTCTCAAAGTTTGACTACTATGAGACGGTAATCAGCTCCAAAGGCTCAACAATAAACCATGGCGTCAAAGGCTCGAATACCATGATCAGAATCTACGACAAAGCCCGTGAGCGCGGCCTTACGGACGGCACGCACTGGATACGCGCGGAGCTTCAGCTCCGCAAAGACAATGCCGGCGCTTTCGTCCGAAGATACGTCAGCTTCGGCGAGGATTCCATAAGAGATAAGTTCCTCGGCATAATAAAGAATAATCTGCGCTATGTCATTCCCGGTGATACGGATACTAATAAATGGCGGTGGGAGATGACAGAATACTGGGCGCGGTTCGTGGGTGCTGCGGAACGTGTACGGCTCTTTGAAAACCTAGGTGTAGAGTACAACCTCGGCAAACTTGAGGATTACATTTTCAAACAGGCCGGAAACGCGATAGCGACGTACATAGAGATAAAAGGCATGGACAGCTTCATTGAGGAGCTGACCGCCGCAAGCAGTTCAAAGGTTAACCCTAAATACAAGCAGCTGAAAGCCGAACACGGTAATTATTACGCCGGAAAAGACAAAGTATCGCCGTTTGAACGTAAATACCGCGACGCCGTCGAGCAATTCAACAAGATAGACCCGCGAAAACTGTGACAAAACGGTGATTTTGTGTGAGCCTTAGGCGAACGTACCAGTTTTTAAGGGGGCTGATGAACGAAAAGGAGCCGTTGGAGCATCGCGGCGCCGACCGCAGGGAGCGGCGCGAGGAGTAAACGGCTCGTTCTAACAACTGGACAAAATGGTACAGGTTTTGTTCGGTTTTCGCGGGTATGTATCTCGTTATGAGCTGGCAGCTCCGGCAGCTGCGGCGAAAGCGAGATACAAAAAAGTATCACAACACCCGGGCAGCAGCTAGATCCTGGCTTCAAAAGCGAGATACATTAAAGCTCTAACTGTCTGTCAATAGGGGAGTTGCCGATGAAATGCCTGACATTGTCGATGTAATACTTGATGTTTTTGAGGTCTTTCTCAACGGCGTAGAGCTTGCCGATACGCGCGATCAGCTGCTTCTCCTCGGCCCTGAGTGACTTTAACCGCGTTTGCAGATCGCGTTCTGACTGCGAATAGTCGTAGACTAGCCGTTCAAACTTTTGGTTAAAGCCGTCGCCCTCGGCTTGGTTGACGATGCACAGTGTAAATTCGGAGATACGTATAGATTTCGCGATGTTTTTGAGCGTCTTTTTCATGGGAACCAGCTCCTTTTTAAGATGTCGCTCCGGTAGAGCCGCCGCCCACAGTGTGGGAGGTCGTGCGCGACAGGTCGCGCGGAGCGCGAAGATGGAACCCACATAGAACTTATTCGGAGAGTTGTCAAGCCACCGAAAGGAAGATTTTTTATGCGCAATCAAATAAAAGCCCCGCAGGGCTTGACCTTACATAAAAAATACTCTTTCCGCTTGACAAAAACGGAGAAGAAGTTCTACAGCAAACTAAAATGTATCTCACGTTAAAGCGGCTGCCGCTGCGATCCGGCAGACGGTAGGGCAGTAGTGAGATACAGAAACCCCCAAGAGGAAGATCAACGACGCGGCAAAAACGCGCGGCAGCGCGGATCTAATAATTGCTCGTCAGAGCAAATACATTCACGCCAACCCGTGGTTAGGTTGGCGTGCCCGCTTTGGCGTGGTTTAAGACAGATACTTTAATAGAGTGGCCCGTATGTTTTCATCGGAATAAATGCGCTGTGACTGTATCCTGACAATGGGCAGATTAACCGCCTCGTAAATCTGATTAACAAGCGCGTCGCGCTCCTGTACTTTCTCGCTTTTATGGCTCCTGTCGTCGAGCTCCACCGCGCACACAGGCGCCATCGTATCATTATTACAGAGCAGAAAATCAATATGCTTGCTGATTATTTTATTACGGTGCGTTGCGTATTCGTCCGAGCCTTTAATGACGGAAACAAAGTCAATCATTCTTACCTTGGGCGAAATATAAAGTTTGGAATCAACAGCCGTAATCAAAGCCTTGAAGAAATTGAGTTCATTCGCGGTAAGTAAGCTAGTGTTAAGCTCGTAAGGTAAAACGGGCTTTTTATTTTTATGTTTGGAAGCTAAGTACAGCCCAACCACAACGACCCCGATAATAATAAGCCATGACTGGTTGTTGCTTATAAACTCAAACATCTGTAATTATCCCCTCAATCTATAGTTAAGCGTCCCCACCGTGCGAGGTCGGGACGCTTATTTGCTAAGTCTTTTTTTTGCGTCGTCAATGTCATCAAGATAGTCATTAATGATTTTGACAATGAGATTAGAAACCGGACGACCTTCCTCATCGGCGCGCTCGTTAACACGGGTAAAGACATTTTCAGTTACCCTTATACCGATATATTTGGTTGCTTTCTGCTTATCCAACAATTTCACCTCTTTTTTAGTTTAACAGTAAAAATAACTATTGACAACTATTGTTTAACAATGTAAAATAATTATGTAAAACAAAGTTTTATATAATTTTACTTGTGTTTACAGAGTTTATAAGGAGGTGTCCCCATGCAAGAGCTGTTAAACGCGCCTGTGACATATGGCGGGCTGATATTGATACTGGCGGTGTCGCTGGCGCTGGTGAGCATAGTGTATGTGATAGAGAACCGGCGCGCGAAGCGCAGGGATGAAGAGGACTTGTAACCCAAGGGGCGGATGTCCCGTTAACATATAACGACTGAGGAAAGGAGGAGCAGACAATGCCGATAGGAACGATAATAGGGATAGACAGTTTCAGCTACACGAAGAAAGAGACGGGCGAGTTGAGAACATCTACAAGAATACATTATACATATAAGCTGACCGGAAAAGACGCGAAAGGATTAGGAGCGGACAATGTAAATGTGAATGTAGATAGATTCGAAACTCCTCTGAAACACGGCGGCTTATATCTCATCGAGATAGGCCAGAAAGGTTTCCTAGAAAACCTTGAGATGTTAAGCGAACCAGACCCGGACAAGAAATAAGGAGATAGGCAATGGACGCTATATTCCCGACAAAGCCGACGCCGGAAGAGCCGTCTCGAGAAGAGGTGTATTTAGATGAACTGTATGCGCAGATGGAACAGCAGACGGGAGAAACTGGTCATACGACGGAGCTATTGGCGTATCCTGATGAAGCTGCTGCGGAAGTATCGGACGCCGACGAGCCGGCGATGGCGCTTCTGATGGCGTTGGGGTTCATGACGGGCTTGCTTATAGCGTGGCTGATAGTAAAGGGGTTTGACGGTTAATGTACATCGACGTATTTTTCAAGTCAATAATCTATGGAGTAATCACAGGCGCCGCGGCATGGTTGTTGCCATGGGGAGTACGTCAGGTGTTTACGTTAATAAAACAAACGACAAGATGACGAGGAGGAGGTGAGGAGAAAATGAAAGTAATGACCAGAAACAAGCGGATAATCGCGTCGGTCGCCGTTATTCTGATCATGGCGCTAAGCGCGGTATCGGCGTTAGCTACGGGCGACAGTTCCAGTGTGAATGTCACAGAAATCATGGGGAGCGCAGTCCAGACCGTACAAGGCGACATAATGAGCGTAATCGCGGTAGTGCTGCCCGTGATGGCTGCCGTCGTAGCGGTGATAAACAGAAGCGGCAGCGGCGGCAGTCGAGCAAGCGGCGTCCGAGGTCAAGGCCGGCACCGACGCCGGCACCGATAACCCCGCAATCCCCGACACCGGCGTCGACTCAAAAGTAGATTTCTCGCCGCTGCTGGGTATAGCGTTCCCCGCGGTCTTCCCGTTCTGCTTACCATGGGATGTCGCAAATGTCCTGACCTCGTTCAGAGCCCAGTCCAAGGAACCGATATTCCATGTGTCGCTGCCGCTGTTACCCGGCAGGGCGCCCGTGGAGTTTACGTTAGATCTAACGGTCATATCTCCGTTAATGCCTATGATGCGGTTCTTCATAGTAACCCTGTTTACAATCGGCCTGATTAAGCTGACGCCGAAATTAATAAGGTGGTGACGGTATGGGTGACTGGATAGTGGGCTTTCTTAACGGCCTTATAGAGAGTATCGGCAGCGGCATAAATCGTGTGTTCAGCGGGATCCCTGATCTATGTCCGTTCCATTCCTTTCAGAATACCTTAGATAATGAGCTGCTGGCGACACTCAACTGGTTTGTGCCTATCTCCGAGATGATAGTAATGCTTGAGCTGTGGCTTGTGGCAATAGCTCTATGGTATGTAGTTTCGATAGCTTTACGATGGCTTAAAGCGATCCAATAGGGGAGTGATGATAAAATGATCGACATATATACGGGCACCCCGGGCAGCGGTAAAAGCCTGAACGCCGTCAAGAAGATTTTGCAGCGTTTAATGATGCGGCGCCGTACAATCCTTAATTTTGAGATCGAGCTTCCCGGTCGGCTGGGCCGGCTGGCGCGTATGCCGATAGTGTGGGATAATTCGATGGTGTTAGTCGAGAACTTTGTAGAGTTCGCGCGTAAACACCATAAGAAGAACGCCAAAGGCCGGGT